GGGTTCCTTCTCAGGTTCCTTCTTGGGGTCTTTCTCTGGGTCCTCGTCTTCTCCTTCGGGTTCGCCCTCTTCTTTTTTGTCCTTGGGCGCATCAGACTTATCGTCAGGGTTTTCATCCTCTGGCGCTACATCACCCTTCTTAGGTTCGGCTTCGGGTGCTTCCTCTTCATCAGGCTTGGCGTCTGGGTCGTAGTCGCTGTCGCTGTAGTTACCACCGGCATCTAAGTCAACCGGCATACTTGCAACGTCTTTAAGTTCCTTCTCTGTGAGTTCCTCGCCCTTATCTAACTTTGCCTGTATTGCTTTATAATCATCTGCCACTTTACTTCTCCTTTGTTTTCGGGTGTGATCCCGGATTCGCCTTATTTAGGCGCTTGTTTGTTTCCTTGGCCTCCTGCCTGGGCCATTTCCAATTGCCTTTGCTGCTCTTCTTGTATCTGCTTCTTTACTTCCTCAGTGTTAGGCATATTCATATATTTAAATAGAATGTCGAGAGGTACCGGGTATCCGGCTTGCGCTAGTTCTCTTAGGTTGTCTAGTGTTTCCATGCGGCTTGTAGCGCTATTGTCTGCCTCTGTCACTTCTATGTCATATCTGTAGTCGGTTATGATCGTTAAGTATCCTGCTAGGGATCCTTCTGTTAGCTGGTTATCTTCCATGAACTTGGGCCCCAGGATCCTCATCATCTTCTTGGTGTCGAATATCTCCGGGAACATGTGCAGGATGAAGTTGCCTATCATTTCCTTGGTGTATCTAAAGTTTGTGAAGATACGGCTCAGGGATAGGACACCTTGACGTATTCTAAAGGCCATTGCCCTGCCGGACATCTCTTTATCGTTGAGTGATAGCAGGTCTGCGTTGATGCCGGAGCATTGACGGAACTCATCATCTGCGGCCTTCTCTCTCATTATCTGGGCCATTGGTACAGCTGATGGTAAGATTTGTTCTAGGTATGTTCCAGGTTTCTTGCGTATGGTTATGCCTGGTACAGAGCCTAGCTTGGTCAGTGAATCCCATTGGGGATCACTTAGAGCATCGTCATCTCCTACCCACCCGGAGTTGGCTGATGTGTTGATTATGTGTAAGAATTGACTCTTTGCCTTGTTCTTTTCTCTCTGTGGGTCCTTCATTGGTCTTACTATACCCATTACCCTGGTGACCTCATCTTCTGCTGATGGTGTCCAATCGGCCATGAAGCGGAAGAATGGGAAGCCGTGGTAGTTGGGTTCTAGTGGGCTTAGTATGTCCTGGAGAATGAAGCCTCCGCACATTGATGCTACCCACATCTTGGGCATATCCTTCTCTATTACGTCTGAGTCAGTAAAGGTTGCTGCCTGGGTTGCTGTTTCTTTGCTGGCGTATTCTCTCAGGCGGTCTGCTTCTTCGTCGTAGACTAGGTATGTCTTCTCATATTTCTTATACCAATACTCTTTGAGCGTGAATATAGCATCCCCTTCCAGTGTTTCATCCATGGCTTCGTTGGTGTTGGTTGTGTTTACCGTGTCCACATTGGGGTCATTGCCGTAGTTGTCTGCATCTCCTTCTTTCAACACAAAGTCTCCGGCGTTCTCTGTTGGATCATCGGAGTCTATCCTGAAGTCATTGATGATGTCCTTCTTGTCTGGGAACATACGGATGAGCTTGGATTTGGTGTATTGGCCCACCTTGAAGACGTACTCGGCATCCTCGTTGATATCATACTCAACAGAGTTGGGATCCGGCATGATTGCATAGTATTTGGAGTGGACGAACTTGAGCTCTCCTAGTCTGGGGTCCCGGTCATAGTTGATTAGGGCCTCTATCCAGCCTTTACCACAGCGTACACCGTCATCGAAGCAGTACGATAGCTTGTATTCTAGCTTTGATGTCCGGTTTATGTATTGCAGGTTTTTATCTAGCATATTGGAGAATTGCTGGTCTTCTGCGCCTTCCGGGAACACCTTGATCCTGGCTGAGTTCTCTCTCTGGTATCCGGCTACTATGTTGACGATAGGCGCGATGTGGTTGAATGTTAGGCATGGACGCTTCTGGGCTTCTAGTGCTACGCGCTCTTCCTCTGTCCATTGGTCTCCCATGGCGAACTTGGTGTCTTTCTTTGCCTCCTCTATCCAATCGCTATAATGAGCTACGCATGCCTTGTATCTCTTGGCTATGATCCTACGCAGGCTATCATCGTCTGTAGTTGCCTTTGATGGTGCTGTGGATTTACTTTCTTCTGGCATATTATTCTCCTTTTATGCAGTCATGGCACTTGTTGCGGCCACGCCTATTCCACGAACTTGTCCTTGATCTGTGTATGAGTCTTTAGCTCTGATTGATTCTGCGTTCTTAAAGGCCCATTGCAGCATGATCCAGGCATCTGCTCTGTCCGGGGACCTGCCTAGTCTGTCTCTTATATCGTCTTTGCTCTCTATTTGTATCTTGCCGTTTTTAAAGAAATATCGAACCTCTGTCAGTTCTTCTCTTAGGTATTTGTCATCCGGGATGGTGCACAAGCCCTTCTTGCCCTGGTCTTGGGCGTACATCCACATCTCGGCTCTTCTGTTTTTAAAGTGTGCATCTAGTGGTTTAGCGTTGGATTGGATGCCTATTATCTTGCAGTTGGGTATCTCCATGCGCCTTACGATGTCATACGCTCCGCCTCCGACTCCGTCTTCATCTATAGCTATGGCATTTGCGTTGATTAGGTTCTTCATTAGGAGGCATCTGTTGGCTGCTTCCGGGATATCGTTCTTGCCTAGGATGTCTTCTTCGGTCACTTTACCGTTCACTCCTCCGTATGTTACTGTTTCATCATCTCCAAAACGTGCTACATCCTGGGCTACTACCCTCTTGGTGTGAGCGAATCTAGGCTTGGCGTAGAGCATTTTCTGTATGATGTTCTCACTAAATACGGCATCTATGCCTGCTTTGGGTAGTTCTCCGAGCACTCTGGCTGCCCACAGTGGGCTCTCTTCTCCCCAAGCCTTCCTCTTCTGCTCTACCCATTCGTATGTGGCCATTCCGGGGACGACCGCCTTACGTTGCAGATAGTTGGGGGATTCGAGGCAGTTTAGTTGAATGACTATATTGTCGGTGGTATTCTTGATGGCTCTGGCAAACGTCCCTGTGGTGGCTAGTGGGTTGCCTATTTGTATGAATAGATTGTGGCTGTTGGTCAGGATCCCTTCGATTTCCTCGAAGATGGTGTCTCCTATGGCCTGGGCCTCTGATGCTATGACACACATGTTGGGTGAATGGTATCCCTGGAACTTACCTACTGACTGACCGGTCTCTTGGGTGGTGAATCCGAGCATGAACCAATCGTCATCTATGTGTAGGTTGCAGACTTTAGGGTCTCCGCCTAGGGGTACGACGGCCTGGGATAGTCTCTTCTTGATCTCCATCCACATGATTTTCTTTACCTGGCGGTCTGTTGGTGCTGTGAATATGACCTTGGCTGGCATGTGATTGTATAGAAACCACAAAGCGATGCAGCTAGCTATGTAGTCTTTGCCTTGTGCATGGCCTGATGGGACGACTATTGGTTTGTTCTGGTCCCATGCTGGTTTCATTGCTTCTAGGATCTGTATTTCTCCAGGTGACAGGTTATTCTGATTTAATACGTTGTTGACCCACCAAACTGGGTCCTGTCCCTTGTCCACTAGCAATTTCTGGTCTTCTTTTGGTATCTGATTGCTCATCCTTCTTTATCCTCTTTACCATTTCTGAGTATGTTATGGTGTAGTGTTTATGGTTGCTCTGGTCTATTAGTGCTGACCTGTGCCAATTCTTGCCTCTATTCTCTAGGAAATACTCCTGGGCGCGTTCGTTGCCCTTGATACAATTGACAAATAGAGCATCTTCGACCATGCATACCCGGCCTTCATAGATTGCTTCGACTAGCCGGTCCAGCCTTGGGTTGTTCTGTCTCCATCTCCAAAAGGTTGCTACATCTATACTTGCGCCTCCGCATGCTGTGAATATGGGTGCTCCCTGCTTTAGGCTCTTCAGGATCATGTGTATAGTTTTGCGCCTGCGCATCATTGATATTCTAGGCATTTTCTAAAACTCCCATAGGGTTTGCTTTTTTCGCCTTGTTGTGCGTGTATTTCTCCCATCGGTCTATGATCTTCCTCATGTAGACCGGATCCTTCTCCATGCTGTAACATACCCTCTCAAGCTGCTCACATGCTATCAGTCCGCTTCCGGATCCTGCGAAGAAGTCTGCCATTATCTGTCCTCTCAGGCTATGTCTCTTGATTGCTCTCTCTACTAAGCCTACTGGCTTCTGTGTTGGGTGGATGTTTTCTTTTCCCTTACCGCGTCTGATGAACCACATATCTAGGATCTCAGCAAACTTGCCTGGGGGGAGATTCCATATTTCCTTCTCTGTGTCTATGTAATGGTTGGTGTAATGGGTGTTGCCCTCTTTCCATCCGAACAGTATTGGTTCATAACATCTGTGGTAGTCTTGACTTAGTGCCGGGTTGATGTTCTCTTTGGCCCAGATGATCGTTTGGCTGTGGTGATACTTGGCGTCTCTTAGTGCTTCTAGGAATTGTATTGCTGTTTGGGCCGTGTGCGTGACGAAGATACATGCGTCATCCTCGCTTATCTCGTAGTAATTGTTAAAGGCTGCAGTTAAGAATATGAGGAACTCTTCATCCGTCATCTTATCATTTAGGATCTTGCTGCCTATGGATGATTTTACCTTGGTGTTGTTTGCTCCGGTGAATGCATATTTTTCATTTGGGTCATAATCTATGTTATATGGTGGGTCTGTGAAGATGAGTTGTGCCTTTTCTCCGTTCATTAGGGCGCGGACGTGTTCTATGTCTGTGGCGTCTCCGCACATTAGTCGATGCTTACCTAGGGTGAATATGTCTCCTTCTTCTATTGGTTTGCGTCCGGCTCCGCCTTCATCTTCTGGGTCATCTTCCATGGTCTGTTGCTTGTCGAAGATTTTGTCTAGTTCTTCTGGGGAGAAGCCTACCTTTTTTAGCATGTCCTCTGCGAAGTTGGCCAGGAGCTCGTTGTTCCACGATCCACTGTTCTTATTGAGGCGCAGGTTTAGTTCAATCTCTTCTTCTTCTGTCAGTTGGCGGCTTGGTACACGTACATCTACCTCTGTCGCTCCGCCTTCTTCTAATACTTTTATTCTAAAATGGCCACCGATGATTCTGTTGTTCTTATTTATGACGATGGGGTCAGCTAGGTCAAAGCGGTCTAGGGAGTTCTTTAGGTCTTGGGCTTCTTTTTCTGATGCTTGTCGGGGATTATACTCGGCCGGGGTGAGTTCGTTGATCAGTCTATGCTCTGGGCGCCACTTGATTTTATCCTGTGCCATAGGTTAGCCTTTGGTTGTTGTAAATATAACATATCTTTACTACTTTGTCAATAGCTGTTGATAAATTGTTGATAAGTGGTGCATTTGTGTTGGAATAGGTTGTGGATAAGTCTGGTGAGGTGGGCCTACTGCTGGTGCTTCTTGGGAGGAGCCATCCGTGAGTTATGCGGATGTATGCAGTAGACCCGGGTTGTTACTTTCTAAAGGTTCGGGCAATCATGGTTATTAGCGTTATTACGATGGCTACTGTCAGCGCTGTTCCTATCCAATACGGATTCTTCTCGACGAGAATCAGTTTGTGGAGGCCATAGCCGGCTGCGCCTATCAGCATTATACAGATGATGCCTAGTGCACCAATGAAGATTGGTTCCATTACATCCTGTATTTTTCTTATCGTACGCTTCTTCATGATTTACCTTCTTCCTTTGGGTTATTTCCTGCGTCTTCCTGGTCCTGTTCCACGACCTGTTCCTGACCTTGCTCCTGACCCGCGTCTGGTTGGCTTTGGGTCTCCAGCCTTCCCTACGCGAGGGGTTTTTCCACAGCTTCCTTTTTTAGCCATTTGTTTTTCCTTCCTGGTTATATTTCTATTCCTCTGACGATGGTTCTTAGCCTAGATATGACAACCTCAAGCCTGGTTGCATGCTCGTTTATGTCTATTGCTAGGGGACATTGTGGATCCGGCTCTGCTGCTAATGGTGCTTCTTTCTCCAATGATGTTTCTGGTGGTCTGCTTGTCATTATGGAGCATACTTTTGACTCTACCTCGCTTATTAAATCTTCGACTGTGCAGATCTTGCTGGTTAAATGACTTATCGCACAGGGTACCTGTTGTTGTCTTGCTGTTGCGGGTCCATCCATTTTTCTGCCTTTCTGTTTTTGGTCCCTTCGGTAGGATTCGAACCTACTTTGATAGCTCATTGGTTAGCCTAATTTGTGATAAATATAAACAACCACAATATTGTTTATATCTACTGCTATCAGCCAGACTCGCTTGCGTTTTCGCCAGAACGCCACCAGGGAATTTTTTCCATTTACTTCTTTGTGTTCTCTAGGTCATTGTATATGTGATCTCGGAGCGCCTTCGGTGCCTTAAGCATATCCTGGACCGGGTATTTATATGTTACATATCGGTAGTGGATCTTGCCGTCTTTGTTGGTGCACACGAAGAGGAGGAATGAGTCTGACTCCTGCGTTGCTGCTAGCATATCCTTTGCATGCCCTTCCATGTTCTTACGATCGTCTAGCTGAAGTCCTTCTCCTGGTTCAATTAACTTTGGGGTGCCTTTTTTTGATGCCTGCTTCTGTTCTTTAACCATTTTCTGCCTCCGTTAGTAGGTTAGTATGTTTATTACGTCTATCATTTGCTCCAGGGATGTGATTACATGGTGGAAGTGGTGTGGGGTTTTCTCTATTTTTGCCTTGAATGCTTTTTGGGCCACGCTCATTTTTCCGTCTGGACCCTTTACTTCCATCCAAATGACGGTCCCACTCTTGGTTATGGCCATGAGGTCGGGCGTCCCTGGGCGACACATGCGTACAATTCGTCGTCCTATGACGATATTGCCTGCGTTGAGCCGATCGTGATGGATGATATCTCCTGCATTCTCGGCTAGTTGCAAGTATTGTTGGCACGCTCGCATGAGGTCTGCCTCTGAGCGCTTATCCTTGAATCGTCTGGGTGTCTTCTTTGGGATCCTTTTCATGATCCTCGTTCTCCTTGTCTTCTTTTTTCTCTTTAAGTCTGGTTCCGTGTACTATTTTAAAGGCCAGCTCTTTTGCCGGGAACATCTTATTTATTCCCTTTGGGTGTTTGAGCTGTGATGTGAACGCATCGATGATGGTCATTATGGAGTCTACGTCCTTGTAGCATGAGTCAGACGTGTTTTTAATTGATTCTATCTTCGCTGCCATTTCTGCCTGGCTTACCATATCATATCCTGCTTTGTCGGCCGCTAGCACAAAGGCTGCTGCTTCCCCTTTGAAGTGACTCTTCAGTTCATCCTCTACTTGCTCATAGGCTGTGATCGATTCGCCTTCTTTCTTATTCTTGATGTAGTAAAGCTGCGCTGCTATACTGTCTATCTGCTCCTGGTTTACTTGCATCATTTTGGCTCCTTTCGTTTTTTGTCTTTAGGTACTCCATCATTTTCCTTCTTCTTTGCCGGGTCTTCTTATCTCCTCTGCCTATCTTCCGGCATTCTTTGCTACAGAAGAATACTATTTGCCCGCCTCCCCTCTTCAATGGCTTGCCGCATATAACACATTGGGTGGCTGTCTTCCATAGATAGCGGCCTCTTGGTTTTGTCTTTTTGTTTTTTATGATTTCTGGTGTT